ATGATATGAAAAACATCATTTTTAGAAAACCTCTTGATGAAACTGGTATAGCTAATAATGAGATTAAAACTTATCTTAAAACGATTGATTTTACTAATAATATAAATGAATTTAGTAAATTGATCTTAACTAATCGGATCAGAGATGGTCATACTTTTATTTTGGTTGATAGTGTTAGCTATGATCCTGAAAAAGTTAAAACTAAAGCTGAGCAAACTGCATTAAATATTAGACCTTATTTCGTAAATATTCTTAGAGAAAACATTCTTAGTTGGAAAAAAGATAAGTTTGGCAAATATGTTATGATAGTGATTAAAGAAACTTATGAAGTTGAAGATGACTATAGTATTAAAACTAAAGAACAGATCAAAATATGGAAAAATGATGGTACTGTTGAGGTCTGGCGAGATGGTGAGAAGTTTGGTGAAGTAATCGAGACAAATCTTAAAGAAATACCTATAGTAAAAGTTGGTGATGATAATATACCACCTTTATATGATTTAGCCAAGATCAACATTACTCATATGAACCGGGACAGTGAAGTTAGCAATTATTCTAGAGTTGGTGGAGCAGCTTTTTTAGCGGTCTTTGGTGATCTTGATGATGGTGATGCACCTAAAACTCTTGGTATCAATAAAGGTCTAAAGTTTAGAGATAAAACTACTTCTGATGTTAAGTGGATTGAAATGGAAGGTACGAATTATGAAATGCTGAAAGATCGTATTTTATATCATGAAGATCAAATGGATCGAATATCTGTTTCATTTACCACAGAGCAAAGTAACAAGACTGCAACTCAAGTTAATAAGGAAAGTATGGTCGGTGAAAGTAAAGCAACTGATTATGCCACTGAGCTTGAAGATGGTGTCAACACGGCTATTGGCCTTTTAAATATCTATAAGACTGATGGTAAGGCTTCTACTGATAACCTTATTGAAGTAAATAAAGACTTTGATAGTTCAATACTAAGTCCTGAAATGGTAGCTTCATACAGACTTGATTATACAAGCGGTATCATCTCTTATGAAAAACTTATTGAGTATCTTGTAGCTGGTGAGTATTTCAAGGAAATGACTGACCAAGAAACAAATGAAGAGAAAACAAGATTAATGAATAATCCAATGAGTGGTGAGGATCTTTAATCATGTCTTCAATATACGATCGAGAGTTACAAGAAAGTACTCTATTTGAACTATTCAAATCAGAGTCTTATAGTGATACTATCAAATCTCTAAAATTAGCCCAAGTTGAGATCATTCAAAAGATCTTGTCGATCAAAGGTGATACCTGGACCAAACGAAGACTTCGAGACGTAAAAAAGAAAATTGATAGTGAGATCGCCGCAGCTTATGCTGGTACATTATCTACTTTACAAAGAGAGTTACCTGGTATAGCAGAAGTAACCGCTAAGAACGTATTACTCAAAAGCTTTGTTAAGGTACCAGTTAAAACGATTAATGCAATTACTTCTGATACACGTCTAATACAAGGTTACAGTACTAAAGAACTATTCAAAACGATATCAGATAACCATGCTAGACAACTAAGAGTATTGATTGGATCTGGTGTGGCCCAAGGTAAATCGTCCCAAAAGCTCGTTAGTGAGCTTATAACCAAAAATTCGTCGCTAAGTCGAGGCCAAGTAAAAAATGCTATATTTACCACCATTACAGAGGCTAGAGCAGCTACTAGGCACTCTTCTTATAAGCAATTAGAAAAGACTGGTGTAATAACCGGCTATCAATATGTAGCTACACTTGATGGACGTACTTCTGAATATTGTAGAAATCATGATAATAGGATTTATAGAAAATCAATTGAGGAGATTGAGAGTGAGATCAATACACACTTTCACTGTCGATCAGTCTTTGCACCATTAACCAAATCATCTGAAACAGGTGTAAGAGCTTCGGCTTTTGGTCAGATACCAGATGAGTCTTATGGTGAGTGGTTTTCAAGACAAAATGAATCTTTTCAAAAATCAACTTTGGGGAAAAGAAAGTTTGAAGCATATAAAGCGGGTATATATAAGATTGGTGGATTACCTGATGTAGTCGGTAAGACTATGACCATCAAAGCGATTTCAAGTGTATTGAATACTACAGCTAAAGAAATACCAGAATTAACTGATAAAGAAAAGAAAATCCTTGGTGAGGATTATCCCTTATAACAATTAATATTATGATCTAATTTTCAATCTTTCTGTGGTATAATTATCCTTTATAACAATTAAATTAACATTATGATCTAATTTTCAATAATTATATGATATAATTATCTTACACTTTAAATTCGGAGAATTAAATGTTTGAACAACTAAGAGCATTTGTCGGAGACAATGCAGCGGCACTGGCACTAATCGATACACTTGAAGGTACAACTACAAGTAATATCCAAACCATTAACGATCTTGAGAAAAAAGTTACTGATGTAACTGAAACGAGAGATAAATTTAAAGGTGGTAATACACTTATCAAAAGCTTACTCGGAGTAGAAGCAGTTAATGAGGAAACCATCAAAGATGCTTTAAAAGCTCTAAAAAGTGGTAAAGGTGATGAGCAATCATTAGCTGAAATCGAGAATCTTAAGGGGTTATTAGAAAAGGCTACAAATGACAATACTGATCTTAAAACTAGTTATAAAGGCAAATTACAGTCAATGGCATTAGATAATGCTTTGGCAAATGCTGGTTTAGGTGCTAACGTAGCTAACGAGGCCATGTATAGTATTGTTTCAGATCTAGTTAGAGAAGGTGCTGTCTTTGAAAATGATGCTATCGTTTACAAAAATGTCGATGGGACAACAGCGTATGGGAAAAACAACACTCCTCTTGGTATTACTGATAAAATAGATCAATTAAAAACTGATCCAAATTATGCAGGATTATTTAAGGTAGATGTTAACCCAGGATCAGGATCACCAGCAATAACTATTGTAGCAGGTCAAGGTGATCAAGTACCGATGAAAGGTACTGAAATGATGAAAGCAGGGAGAGAATAAAAATGGCATTAACATTACTTGAAGCCGCAAAATTAAATAGCGGTGATGTTTACAAAGCAGGTGTCTTGACAAAGTTTGCAGAAACTTCAGACATTCTTAGAGTTTTACCTTTTGAAGGTATTAATGGAAATTCACTTAAATATAATGTTGAAGAGACTTTACCTGGTATTGGTTTTCGGGGTGTAAATGAAAGCTTTAATGAGTCAACAGGTATCATCAATCCAAAAGTTGAGTCACTTACTATCGCAGGTGGAGATCTAGATGTTGATAAATTCATTGTTGATACAATGGGTACATCACAAAGAGCAGTACAAGAAGCTATGAAAGTTAAAGCCCTAGCACTAGCTTGGTCAAGAACATTCATTAAAGGTGATAGTGAATCAGAGCCAAGAGAATTTGATGGTCTTCAGAAAAGAATTCAAGGTGATGCTCTTATTGAAAACCATGCAACTGGTGCAGGTCTTTCTTTAGCTAAACTTGATGAAGCTATTGACGAAGTTGAAGGAGCAAACTATCTGATCATGAGTAAGTCTGTTCGTAGAAGACTTACAGTAGCAGCTAGGACAGCAGCAGTTGGTGGAAACATTACTTATGATCTTGATGCTTTTGGTAGACAAGTGACAAAGTATAATGATATTCCTATCCTTATTGCAGGTAAAGACAATACAAATACTGAGATCCTTGGATTTACAGAAACTGGATCAACTACTTCAATCTATGTTGTAGCATTTGGTGAAGGTGAAGTATCTGGCCTTGAAAATGGTGGTATGGACGTTCGTGATATTGGTGAGCTTGAAACTAAGCCGGCATTTAGAACAAGAGTCGAGTGGTATTCTGGTATGGGTGTATTTGCACCAAGAACAGCAACAAGACTCAAAAACATTACTGACGCAGCAGCGACAGTATAATAAGGAGATAGTATGGCAAATAAAACTTTTGACCTATTAGGTCTAATCGTAGAGGATGAAGCAGTTACAGTAACTGCTCCTTGTACAGGGGCAGAGATCAAAGGTCTCAATCTTGGTAGTGCTTCTTATATAGCAGTGATTAACACGTCTGATTTAGCAGGAGTATTTGATGCTGACCATAACTATGCTTTATCTTTAGAAGTATGTGACACTCTTGGTGGTACTTATGAGACTATCGGTGCGGTAGAATTCTTGGCAGCAGAACAGGCTCAAATCGGATTTACATCTGAGCAGATCGAAAGAGCTGTAGCAGGGGCTATCTTCTTTAGAATTACAGCAACTAAAGTAGGGACAAATGCAACTGGTATCACTTATACAGCTTTTGTAAGTAAGGTGTAAATTATGGCAAAACTATATAAAGGCAAAAATAGCGTTGAGGTTCCTCACGCTATTGATATCAAAGAGTGGGAAAAAGAGGGTTGGTCGCTTAAAGACCCTAAAATTCCTGAGAATAAAAATCTTGGTGATATGACAGCAGAAGAGTTTGAGATTGTAAAAGACAGTTTGAGTGATCTTAATGCTGAAGGTATCAAAAGAGTAGCTAAGTTCTTGGAAGTAGATTATACTAATATGAAAGATACTTTAGTTACAATCGAAGATAAACTTGCACTTTAAAACGTGAATTTGTAGCACTCTTTAGGAGAGTGTTATCAAATTCATAAAGGATAATTATGGCACTAATAGTTTACCCCGATACCGGTTATGATACACTCTGTTCTTTATCTGATGCAGAAGCTATAATTTTAGCCAATATACCAGCAGCACAACATACAGCTTGGGATCTTCTCGATGATCCAGCTAAAGAGATTGAACTTAGACAGGCTACCCTTTTAATCAAGAATAAGATCACATTACCTAACACACTTGAAAATGATCTCAAATTCGCTTGTGCTTATTTAGCGAATAGTTCTGTTGATATTGTTATGATTAAAAGTGATGGTAAAGGTGAGATCAAATCTAAAGAGATCGTTGACGTAGTTAAAACTGAATGGTTCTCACCAAGAAAAGATAGTAATAGTTTCCCTGATATAGTCAATATGCTATTAAAACAATATGAATTGATCGCAAGTTCAAGCTTTACTTTCGAAAGGGCCTAATATGAGCGATGCTACTGATGCCATAAATGACATACAGGATGCTCTTGATGAGTATGGATCAAGTATTACCCTTAATGTTGTTACAATAGGTGGATATGACCCTGTAGAAGGTGAAGGTCTAGAGATTATAACTCCTCATAATATTAAATCACTCATCAAAGACTATACCACTAAAGATTTGGAAAATCAGGCCATTCATGTAAACGATATAAAATTTAGATTTTATTATAATAGTGAAATCAGTTATGATGATCAGATCGTCTTTGGTGGAAAAACTTATTCACTTGAAAATATCGATAAGAAAATCTTTCAAGATGAGAACTTGATTTATACAATTCAAGGTCGAGTCTAATGTTACCCAGTCAAGAATTAGCTTTGATCTATGAAAAGCAATTATTGACAGTCGAAGAAGAAGTGATGAATCTTTTTAGAAGATTTATAAAAGTTGCACCAGTGGCTACTATCGAAACATCTGGCTATACAGGTGGAAGTTTCAAAGCCGCATGGGCTATAGAACAAAATCATGATACTTCTTGGACTATAAGTAATGATATGGAATACGCTACTATTCTATTTGATGGTAGACGAATTGTAGCTGGTAAATGGTTCGGGTCAGAACAATGGCTAGAGGAAAATAATGGCCATGTTATGCTAGAAAGATTTAACAAACTCCTGGAAAGAAAATTAAATAAGATAAAGGTTTGATATGGCAAATTATGATATAAAGAAAGATCTTGATACATATTTCAAAAATAATTGGATAAATACCGGTATTCAATACCAAGATGAAAATGAACCAAGAGTCGGGGGAGTATTAACTGATCCTTCAACTTTGAATGAATTTATAAGTCTAATTTATAGTCCTGTTGAAAATGATAGTTATGGTTTTGATGGTACAGCTACAGGCCGAATTGAATATGCTGGAATTCAAAAAGTCTTTTGTTATGCTAAAAATTCTACAAAGGCTTTATTATTAGCTGATCAAATAAAAGCGTTCTTTAATGGTAAACAAATTGGTGATATAGTCGTAGGTATAGGTCAGGATAGTTCTTCCAATAATCTGGGTAATGGTTTTTATGAAGTCTTATGCTATTTTAATCTGAGTCAGTGGTCTTAAAGTTTATATATTTATATGATATAATTATGAACAGTTTTTTGCAAAAGACTTATACCA